TATACATTACCAACATCCAAAGAAAAAACCGCTGGTGTTATGCCCACTAAAGTGTGTCCTCAGTGCGATCGCATTGTACCTAGATTCACTGTGGACTGCGCTTGCGGTCATCATTGGATAACTAAATTCGATATAGATGATAGTGGTATGATTGAATTACCGATCAATAAAACTATTCATGTGGAAACATTGAGGGATAGATTTAGAATTTATAGATTTGAAGGTTTTACCACTGGTGTTTCACCAGAGCACGTTGAAAAGAGATTTGCCAAGGAATATGGTATTTCTCCATTAGATGAATGGTTTCTTGGATCTACGGTTAATAGATCGGAGATGCTCAAAAAGGCTTATATACAATATTTATTAGATTGTGCTAACAAAGAAAACAAAAGTGAGGATTGGGCATTAAAACAATTAGAATTAGAATTTGGTAGTCTTAATGCCGCTTGATCGCTACCGAAAGTTTTATTTATGGTTCTAGTTAGGACAATCTTTTTATGAATTATCTTACACTTACATTACCGCCGTCTTGGGGCGCAGAAGAATCCTACGATGTAGGATCTAATTTTGAGTCGCAACTTGGCGATGGTTATATAAGCACGTCTTCTTCCGTAGAACCTAGAGTGACGTGGACTATTCAGGCGATCGACACTAAGGATAAGATAGAAAACATATCTGATTTTTTATCCAATAGGAGTGGCGTAGAATCGTTTTATTGGAGTCCTAATGTAGAAGTATTACCATTACAACTATACTTTTGTACAGAATGGTCTATAACACCAATAGGATTTGATACTTTTAGTTTCTCAGCCACGTTTATAAAAGATATCGAATCACCTTGTAGCGATCTTTCTGATCTTATAGATATAACTAAAATAAAATCTGATATTACGGCATCGAAAGTATTTATAGATAATGTATCCACAATAGATGTAAACAATCTTATAATCAATAACTCTACACCAAAAGAAGGTAACACTTGGTTACATGTATTTTATACATTTGCTACAGAGGCATACTCTGATTTCTTCAAGATACAAGTCGTCGAACCTGATGGTATTAAGAAAGACGTTTTAATAAAAAGTGGTGCTGGCAGTGGTGCTGTAAGTAACAGTCTTGTTTTTGGTACAGGAACTCCTAATCCATGGACTAGTTTCTCCTATGCTTTTCAAAAAAAAGGTAAATATAAAATAAGATTTTTACACGAAAAGGATAGTGGTTTTAGTGTACAAAACGAAGTTGTTGCGATTGATAGTGTAGTTATTGGGAATTCTAGTACTAGAGCTGGAATAACGACCACATATCTGAATCAAGATTTTGAAAGTGGTACTATCCCCTCAGGATGGATAAATAATTGGTGGCAAATTACACAGTCTCCCGTTTACTCTGGTACTAAAGCTATTAAATCTTCTCTGACCGATGATGATAGAAATGCTACAGCTTCTCTAGAGTTTGAATTTGAGATATTCCCACAACCTAATCTTCAATCTCTTTTAATGATATCAGACGCCAACTTAGTTACTAAACTATGTCATCAAGATAATAATGTAGAGATACCTTGGCAAGCTGGAACCTTATACGATCAGATAAATTTGTCAATGGCTTTTCTTAATGTGTACAAACTGTTAGATGATCAAACATGGTTAGATAAGTCATTGCTGCTTGCGGAAGCTATAGAAACGTACTATTATAATGGTAACAGTACACTACCACATTGGTTAATAAACGTAAGATCTCCAATTGGATCTATACAAAACAACCAATTATTCGAGATCTATTCACCTAACGGCGGTTACACAGCTTTTCCTCCTTCTGTAACAACTTTAGCAACTAACCAAGTTAACGTTAGAGCTTCTTGGTTGCCTATGTTGTGGGAACTTTACGATGAACTTTATTCAATAACTCAAAATGTCGTGTGGCAGACAAGATCTAACAAAATAAAAACTGGATTTCAATCCATTATAAATTACTCACCTAATACTATTAACAGTGAGCTGTTCACATTTTCTATAACACGACAAAATAATACTGTAACTAGTCGTTACGGAGATCGCTATCTGATCTCCCAAAATTTATGGGGGTTGGTTGATAACAATACTGAACAGTTATTAGCAGCGATCGATAATCTGACTAAAGCTCAAATAAAATACGCAGAGATCAACGATGAATTTGGTCCTTTTGCTTTTAGAATTTCTCCAATTGACTCTAAATGGCACTTGAACACCGCCACAGGTGAAATTAGTAGCACAGGTTCTATAATTAATGTTTTCATAGTAAATCCAATGATAGAAGGATCGGACTCGGGCTTTTCTCAAGCTCAGTTTGGACTCTGGTTGGCTAAGGCTCTTTATTACTCAAACACTAGATTCGATAGTTTACAAAAATTACTAATGGATTGGTTGAATTGGATAGATGGAATATGGTGTTCTATAGAACCAGATTTTCCTCCGGTACGATTTTCAGAAAATAATCTTCCTTATCCGGACAGCGATCCTGCCACACAGGCGTTGATAGGAGAATCAGCTTTGTGGGCCAATATCAATGGCGAAGATCCCGGCACAACTTTTAGACTCATCCTAAGAACCTATGAGTATTTAGAAGAACAGTTTGAAATAAACGTGGCCAGTGTTATGTACGGCAGTTGGTCTAAGGATAGTGAAACTTATATTGGAGAAACACTAAAAAATTATGATTCTAGAACTCATAGTTGCGTCATCAATTTCCTAACACGGTTGGCGTTATATAAAAATCAGTTAATATATCCTACTTGTAACGAATCAGTAAGAACGCCTTTGCGACAACAGATATCAGAGTCTTGTTGCGGTAGTCCTACTGTACAATGTGGTATATATGAGTATTATACTAATCTTGTAGGGGACTACGATGGATATTTTAGCAACTGTGTACTAGCTATGAATTTGTACATCTTCACGACGTCATAACAAATTATCCTACAAGGTCACGAAATGTCTATTTTTGATGGCGGTTTTTTCCCTTCAGGTTATTACATATTGGATTTTAAAATTCTCTATGCAACAAACGATTCAATATACGAAGATTCTTTTTACGATGATGGGAACGAAGCCTTTTTCGTAAACACAGAACCAAACCAAAATGTAGATATTTATCAAGGTAATGTACAAATAACAAGATCTTTTTCTCCCCCTACACACGTTCCTCTATTTGATCCAAGAGAAAAAAAAGGTATATCTATACACCATCAATTAGGGACAGAAGGTTATTACATAAAAGGATCAACGGCTGTTGATAATATCGACGGAGTAGGTTCTATTTTTAATCGCGAAAAGGAACTGTTCTCAAGATCTCGATATTATTTTGGAGATCCTGACACCAATTTAGATATGCTTGAAATGCAGAACGCTCCTCGATTATATATAGGCGTCAGACGAACAGGATCTCCTAAATGGTTTTATGTAAGTGCTAAAGTTACCACGAAAAGAATTATAGATCTGTACAAGATAGGAGTATCTAGATCTCGGTTACAGGCTAAAACAGAGGTTTTTGTATCGGGGTCTACAGAACCGCCCGACTATGATCCCTTGGTTATAAAAGGTCAAGTCGTCCCTATCTCGGGCGAATTAAATTTTATCTATGGTGAATACGTTACTAACAGGTTGTTACAAATTCATGTTTACTACGTAGATAATGATAACTACATGCTTTTCGTTTCTAACGAACATCTTGCGGCTATGCCCTATGAATATAATCCAAATTTTCCATTTGGTTCTCCTGAATATTTAAATAATAAAATATGGGGTGTTATTAAATCAGATGGTACACATTAGTTTTTATTTTAATATCTACAAAAACGAGATCTATGCCTGTAGACTGCTTTTTCAAATTAGAACGTTTTATCCCAATTCAGAAATCGTAATAATATGTGATGGAGAAGCAAATCTCTACTCCATCAATAATATACGTGACTATCACGATCGCATGTTCTTTGATTCTCCTCCCTTTGTATTAATAAAAGGCGATCGCTTAAAAAATGTAGGACCAGAATTTACACAACGTAATTTCAAATGCGTACTTAATAATACAACTAGCGATCTTGTTATCAAATTAGATCCCGATTCTTATATGTGGCGATCTTTTAGTTACATCCCAGAAGGTGATTGGATAGGTCATGTAAAACCCTTAGCTATACCATATCTTTCTAGACGATTTAACTTCATTTCTGGTGGTTGTTCTGGTATGAAAAGAAACCTAATCAAAGAAATATATAATAGCGATTTATTACTAAGTGATGAGTATCGTACACCTGAGAGTTGCTATGATAGATACACAAGACACAGAAAATTTGCTGACCCTGTATCTGACGAACCTATATACAGAGAAGATCTTGTTTTAGGTGATGTAGCCAATAGACTAGGCGTAACACCTGTTCAATGGGATGAAGTATATTGTACACAACATGGAGAACAACTACAAAATCCCGATAATCTAAAGTATGCTGTAACACACCCTGTAAGGTACATATTTTGACTACCTTTCAGAAACAAAAACGTTGTTATGATATAGTTACCTTAGCTATATAAACTAAAAAAATGCCTACCAGGAACATATCAGTTTTAGACGGTAATACCAATCCGGCTATACTCCTTTCAGAAGATAAAGGGTTGTCTGGTTCGGTGCCTATATACACACCTCATTCTTATGATGAGGTGCTTGCTGACATGGGAAATTATGGAATCGCTGAAGTGTACCTAAGCGGAACCATCTCTACAAGTGGTAACAATACGATTGTAGCGGCTCCTGGTAGTGGTAACTATATCAGAATACTAAATTTAGAACTTCAAAACGAAAGCGCTGTAGAAACATTAGTGATCGTTCGAAGTGGTACATCTACAGATCGCAGGAGAGTTTTACTGTCAGCAAAAGGTACAGTTGGTTTTAGAGATCGCGTTGAGTATCATCCTCATTCACCTTTAGATCTCGCAGCGAATACAGCTCTTGTTATTAATCTCAATGGTGCAAATACAATTGGTTACAACATAACATATGTAACAAGGACGGTGTGATGTACACTACTATTTATTTACATGGTTCTCTACGAAAGAAATATGGTAAAGAATTTAGATGTGTAGCGCATAGCACCAAAGATTGTGTTAGATTTCTAGAAGTTAATTTCAAAGACTTCAGACAATTCATCCTAGATGAAACAGAAAAAGGTACATTCTTCAAAGTCAGACACGGAAATTATGAAATAGGAGAAGATGAACTATCAGATCCTATAGTAAAAGATAAAAGTGTTCATATTACAGCTTTACCTAGTGGTGCTGGTAAAGTAGGAAAAATAATCCTTGGTACAGCTCTTATTGCTGGAGGATTGATATTCTCTGGAGGTCTATTAGGTCTGAGCGCTGTTCAATTAATCGTTACAGGTTCTTTATTACTTGTATCCGGCTTAATGGGACAAAAACCTAAAAATGATGCTGATAAAGAGAACGAAAAATCTTTTATATTTTCTGGCGTTTCCAACACAGCAGAAATAGGACAGCGTATATATGTAGTATATGGTGTTATGCTAGCGCCATCTATGGTATTATCTGCCACCGTGCGATCGTACATCACAGCCACTAATGTAGGTGGATCGTGATGAAATTTGATGAGTTTTGGGGTGAAGGAGGAGGATGTCTTAGTGGTGATACTCTTATACAGACACCATTAGGATTAATACCCATACAAAATATAAAAACAGGGGATGAAGTATTTTGTTTTTCTCCCGAAAATAAAATATCTATCAAAAAAGTATTATCTACAAACATTCACCACGACCAACAAGTATTTAGATATACCTATTGGGGTGGTTATGTAATAGCAACTCCAAATCATGCGTTCTATACAGAACGTAATTCTTTCAAAGAAATTGGTAAATGGAATATAGACGAATTCTTTATTGACAAATATTTAGAATACAGACCGTTACTAAAGGTAGAAGAAGAACTAGAAAGAACCACTGTGTACAATTTTGTTGTAGATGACTACCATACATATCTTGTAGGCGAACATGGTATTTTTTCTAGTAACGGTGGTGGCGGCAAATCTAAAAACCCTGACGTAGATCCTGATACGGCACTCAGTTCTGCAAGAGCCGTAGTAGTAGAAGCTTTATCAGAAGGTCCAATAGAAGGCTTATTAGAAGGCGATCGTTCTATTTATTTGGATAGAACGCCTGTAGGTAATAGTGATGGTAGTAAAAACTTTACGGGCTTTAAGTGGGATAGTAGAAATGGTACAGGTTCACAAAGACTATTAGATGCCACCGTTAAAGAAGGACTTACATCTGAAACCAGTGTTAATACAGAAGTAAAATATAATATACCTATTTCAAGAACTTTCACTGTTAGTGATATAAGTTTTGTAAGAGTTAGACTAGCATTTCAGGTACAACAATATGAAGAAGATGGTGACGTAGTTGCGAGTCGGATGGCGTTCAGAATACAATTAACCGATATTGGTGGTGTTGCAACAGTTCATTCCGACGATCGCACAGTAAAATTTTCTAGTGCTACAGAATTTGAATACAATATACCGATCGCGTATACAAATTTTTCAAGACCTATCACTATAAGAGTAGAAAAGTTAGTACAAGAACCAACACCTAACAGTAATTTACAGAATACTATTCAATTTGTAAGTTACACCACTGTCGTAAATGATACCAAGATAAATTATGCTCATACGGCTGTAGTGAGCGCTGAGTTTGACGCAGAACAATTCTCTAGTGAACCACAAAGAGGGTATAAGATCGGTGGTAGGACTGTAGCCATTCCTAGTAATGCTGTAGTTAACGACACAGATCGCGGCTTGGACTTCAGTGGGATATGGGATGGTACTCTTTATGAGCCACCCATAGCGACATCTGATCCGGTGTGGCAGTTATATGACATTCTAACTAATAGTCGTTATGGTTTAGGTAAACAGATAGATTCTTGTCAGGTATCCTCGTATGATCTATATGACATATCTAGATATAATAATGAGTTTGTAACTAATGGTTTTGGTGGTACAGAACGTAGATTTAGATGTAATACTGTACTTCAACAAGGAGAAGCCGCACATAAAGTATTAGAAGGATTTTTGAGTGCTTGTAACTCACATTATTATTGGGATGGTACATGCTTAAAATTCTGGCAGGATAAACCTGGTGATGTTATTCAACAATTTACTAATGCTGATGTAGAAAACGGTATGTTCAGTTACTCATCAACTGATATACAAACAAGATATTCAGTCGCTTATGTAACATGGAATGATCCAGATGATTACTATAGACAAACAGTAGAATCAATAGAAGTACAAGACGCTCTTAAAAAATTTGGTTATAGAGAAACTGATTTTGCAGCTTATGGATGTACATCTAGAGGTCAAGCCTATAGACAAGGACGTTATCAGGTTTATTCTAATTTCCTAGAAACAGAAACCGTGTCCTTCAAGTGTAGATTAATTGGGCTTTTTGTACGACCTGGTGATATTATAAACGTCATAGATTGGAAGAGATCTAAAAAACGTTATGGCGGTTTGATAACATCAGCTACAAGTACAACGATAGAATTAGATCAAGAAATAATATTACCAAATGCGTCAGGTTATTCTATAACTTGCACCATGCCAGATTTAACAATAGAAACTAAGACGATTAGTAACGGGGCAGGTTCTACGGATACCATACAAGTATCAACTCCTTTTACTACAATTCCGCTACAAGAATCTAACTGGTTTATAGACGTTATAAATACAAAAAAATATAGAGTACAAGTAATAAAAGTAGACGCTGAAGACAGCGGTTTGATAGAAATTCTGGCTACCGAATATCGAGAAGACAAATTCAATATAATTGAAAATGGATGGGAGTTAGAATCCACAGAAAAAGAAGAAGAAATTCCTGTTATACCACCACCACCTATAAATTTAGGTGTCGGTTTTGTAGAACAAAGCGCTAATGTATTTAAATTAATAGGACGATGGAGTAAACCCGAAACGGGCGGATCTTTTATAACTTCTTATCAAGTCCAATGGAAACGAGGTGCTACGGGTTCGTGGTCGCCCATATTGTCGGTGTCTACTAGTGAGTTGATAATAGAAAATCTGTCTAGTGGCACTTACTATATCCGTGTAGCAAGTGTCTTACTAAATGGTGGTATAAGTCAATATGTAGAATCGTCACCAGCGATCGCAGGTGCTACACAAAATCTATATCTATCTTTTAACAGACGTTTAGGTATAATCGCAGCATGACACAATTCAAACAGTCTTTAATAAGCTTAGATCAATCTAGTGACGTTTATATATACATATTGAGGGATTTTAATCCTGATAATCCATTCGATGTATTTCGCTTCTCTAACCAACAAGTGTCTTGGGGTGGTAGCATAAGTTTAATCCCTGTTACACACAAAACTATAGAAATTACATCTACTGGCCCTGTACCAAGATTAGAAATCACCGTAGGAGATCCTAATGGTGTTATATCAAATTTAATTGACTCTGTAGATGGACTAGAAGGTTCTTCTCTAAAAATAATAAGAACAAAATTTAGATTCACAGATGGTGGATCTACACCAGATTCTACTGCAAAGTTACAAGAAATAGATTACATAATAAGTAGAGTAATATCTTATGAACCTTGGATGCAAATAACATTTGAGGGCTCATCGCCATTAGAATTCGGTCAAGCTACTTTACCTAGTAGATATGCACTGCGATCTTGTGTATGGGAATATAGAGGCCCTGAGTGTGGATATACAGGAACGAATATGTTCACGTTAGCTGATCAAGCTACAGCAGATCCCACAAAAGACGAATGCGGTAAATCAATAAGATCTTGTAAACTACGTTTTGGTAATAATCTTCTATTGCCAACAAGTGCCTTTCCTACACTATCTAGGAGATAATCTCCATACAGAATGTAAACGTCCTGTATGCCATCTAGGACCGCTCCATAGGTCAACACGGCTGAAAGTACCCGATTCTAACGTGTGTAATATAGTAGCATAACGATCGCTTGTAGCAGATTCTACAATTACACCACTATGATTGGCTACACGACTACCGAACGATCGCATTAGTACGATATCCCCTTTTTTAGGGGTTTCAGTATTAACTTGTGTCAGCCCTGGATGATTTAGTAATAGATCGTAATACATTCCATCCTTACTACTTTTACTAGCTTCTTTATACCAATCATCGCCCAACGGTCTTGGATAATCAGTTATATCAAAATTAAAAAACATTTTATAATACGCTCTTATGAGCCAAGCACAATCAGCTCTAGCCCAAGAAAATGGTACATTTAATAGATAATCTAAGGTGCCATAATTATCAGGTTCTCTTAATGGATAAGGATATATATAGTCAGCATCAAACATATCCCACATATCAAATGTAGTGTGATACATAATATAGGGTATTTGATGAGATCTAGATTGTTCGATGTCTCTTAATGACAAATACCCAGGTGTGTATTCTGTATTGTGAGAATGATAGATCGCTATAATATCGTCTTCATAGCGATCAAATGATTCTTGTTCTGGTATAAAAGAATCGTTTGGTTTTTCAGATATGTTAGTAACAGGAATAACTGATAAATCTTTCAATACGAAACCGCAACGTTCATTATTAACGTCGATCGTACAATCCCGAACGATCGCCTCTTTAACGCGATCGTTCAATATATCGCTAGGTTTCATTAGTTTCAATTCTCCTTAGATCACGTTTTACGAGGGTAGGCTAATCCCGATGTAGGTCTAACAGATCCACCAGTATTTACAGGATTACCACTTTCTATGGTTTTTACAAATGGATTAGTTAGAGGATTATCGATAGAGGATTGTATGTTACCTATTGGGGTTACAGTACCTGTAGCGATCATAGGTCTTATGTCTGAAGTTTCAAGACTGACAAAAGGGCCACTCAAGATAACAAGATTGGGATTATTTGACGCGGCTATCCAAGTCATTATGTTGTCTCCACTACCCAGTTACGTTGAGATACACCGTAAAACACTCTGTTATTGGCTGCATAATAACCACCAAAGTTAAACGCTGTATCAGAGGTAATCCACAGTTTTGGGTGCGCCGGGTAAACAAGTCTATTACTTGCGTTTTGTCCTCCGGTATAGCTATTAGAAGATGTAATAAAGGGAATTCTACCTATAGAGTTCGTAAAAGGGTGAGAATCAACAGAACCAATACCCTGCAAAGCAACATTAGAGGCTAGATCAGGATTCTGAAAAATACCATAATAAGAACCGCCATCATCAGCTTCTACAGCCCAATTACCGTTAGTATCTTTGAATATAGCAATGACATCTCTATACGGCGTATTATTTGCCATATTCCAGCCAAGAATAAAAAATTCTTGTCCGGGATCGGAAGATGAAGCAATAATAAATTCAGCAGTAGCACCTGATATATACCAGCCAATGCTGGTACGAGATGAAACTACATTAACGATTCCGCCATAACCATCATTCGTGGTATTGTCAGTCCAGCCCGATATAGGAAACAACTCACCTCTTGCACCACTAGTATTATTACCTGATGTGATAGTACTAGCGAAATGAAACATAAATCCAGGTTGTATTCCATCAGCAAAACGAATCACCCAACCTACCCTAGTACCTGTAGAACTAAGTGGATTTCTTAAAGCCGTAACTTGCTTCGAGGCGTTGACGCTATTTGCATTTACGGCTGTAATCCATGAATTTAATTTTGCATCTATCTGTAATGGCGCATTAGCAGCGTCTGTTGATTTCCAGTTATAAGTTAACGCTGAAAATAATTGATATTCTACTGATACAGGCATTAGTTAAACCTCACTCCGTTTATAGTCACAGCGATCGTCTGTGTCGTAGAATCAGTATTTTTTAGACGAAAGAATACATTTGCAGAAGCCCAATAGTTAACAGTAGGTGTAAGAGATACTGTAGA